TAGAGACGGCAACACAGATCCACAGAATAGTTGCCACGTTGCGGTTTACAAAAACGACACCGCAACAATGACGGAAGGGAAAGCATTGATTGGCGGACGCGATACGGTTGGAGTAAGGAACTCGCAGATTTATTACTCTGCATCGGCTTGGCGCTTATCGGTCAGAACAGGCTTTGGAGGCTCTGTCGCAAGCACTGTATCAGCATCCACAAGCGGCTTTATTGGATGCAGCCGTTCCACCAGCACCACACTAGACTTCAGGCTTGCGCAAGTAAGTAGCAACAGCAATGCAACTTCAGTAGCTCCGGTAACGGGTAGTCACTTTGTTTATGCCAACCGAGCTGGTGCGTCTGCTGAAGGTCAGATGGCGACACGCCTCGCCTTCTACTCCATCGGCGAAAGCCTCAACCTCACCCTCCTCGACGCCCGCGTCACCCAGCTCATCACGACCTTCGCAGCGGTGATCCCATGACCCAGCCACTGACACAAGCAGTCACTGCCACTACGACTGCTCTGGAGGTGCTGCGATGAGCTGGCTCGTTTCCACACGGCAGTACATCCCCGCCGTCATCGGTGAAGCATGGGGTGGCGGCTACTTTGCCGGCTACATCAGCCACACCGCTGACGGCAACCCTACTCATGCGCTGATCGTGGCGCCGAGGGCAACTGGGGCGACTGGCACCGGCTACACGTTGACCAGCAACCTGCAATGGAAAACGTCGCAGACTTCCACCGCCAACACCGCCAGCACCTTTGACGGTGTTGCAAACACTGCTGCAATGGTGACAGCCGGTATTGCGGCCCACCCTGCAGCTCAGTTCTGCGTCAACCTCAGTATTGGCGGGCACACTGATTGGTATCTTCCTAGCTCCCTCGAACTTGACATTGCTTACTTCAACTTGAAGCCAGACACCACGGCGAATAACGTGTCTTTCGGCGTTAATCCTTATGCCGTGCCGAAGCGAGATATGGCCTACACGTCAGGCAGCCCCGGCCAGACCGCAATCGCTGCATTTAATACGTCGTCACAAGCATTTGTAGCTAGCACCCACTGGACATCGACGCAGGCAAGTAATCCGGCAGCGACCCGCATTGATCTCAATACCGGAGGACGAGTCATCGCAGACAAGGACATTTCCTACCGCGTCCGCGCCTTCCGCCGCATCGCCCTCTAGCGCCACAAGCGTCCCCGACTAATGTCTGAGGCCAACCTGCCCGATCAGATCGAGGTTTTCCTCCGTAACGCCCTTAGCCAGAAGCGCCTGGAGGATGAGCTGGTGCAGGATGCCCTCAAGGCCCTGCGTCAGACCCTCGCCGGCATCCAACGCACGCTGGACACCTCGGGCATCATGTCGCCCGGGCCGGGCCGTGATGAGCAGATCCGGCGCCTTGTCACAGCCGTCGCCAACAGCGTGCAGCGATCCTGGGGCGTGCCGCAGATCGAGGCCCTGCAGCAGGCCCTGACCCCGTTCTTCGCACAACAGCTGGAGTTCGCCCGCCAGATGGTGGAGCTGTCCGGCGGGGCGCTCACCAACCCCGGCGCAGTGGCAGCCTCGCAGGGCCTTGTCAATCAGGCGATCAATCAGGCCGTGGTGGGCGGCAAGACCCTGGCCGACACCCTGCGCATCTCGGTGCCCCTGATGGTGAGCGACCGCATGGAGCGCCTGATACGGCTGGGCATGTCTGATCTGGGTGGGGAGGTGGCTGCCACGTATGCGGATGCCGTTGTTCGCACGACCTCAAACAACGTGGAGGCGATCATCCGCACGGGCGTGCATGAGGTGGGCAGCGCGGCGCAGATGGCCATCTATGAGGTGGAAACGGACCCGGACTGGCTTGATGCCGGAGGGTTGCAGTGGACAGCAACCCTGGACAGTGCCGTGTGCCCTGTGTGCTTGGGGCTGGACGGCAAGCGGTACAAGTTCGGGGAGCCCGGCCCCTATTGGGATGGGAGAGCGAAGGTGTCACCCCACATGCAGTGCCGTTGTGTACTCCTGGTAGCGAAGTGGAGAGAGGAAGACATGACCAGCCCCAGCGGCCGCAAGGTGCAGCCCAAGAGGACAACGGAAGGCGACAAGGGGGAAGGCGTGCTGAGCTTCAAGGCCGCCACCGTGGACTGGATCCGCGCCAACCCTGAAACCACCCGCGCCATCTTCGGCAAACGCATCGGGGATCAGCTGCTGGGCAGCGACCGTGAGGGGCGCCCGGTGAAGCGGATCTCGCTGGATCGTGCGGTGAAGCTATGGCAGGCGCCGGCAAGCTAACGCAGTCGTCTTAGATCAATGGCCAAGGGTGGGGGTAGGAAGTACAACAGGGACAAGAACGGCAGGTTTGCATCCACAGGCGGCGGTGGAGGCGGCAGCAAGGCTGCAGGCACCCGCAAGGCCAACTCCAGCCGCGCTGCTGATCTGAAGGCCAAGGGCACCACGGCCATTGGTGGCCGGGTCAAGGCCAAGGGCTTTGCCGGTGGCAAGGGTGCGCAAGAGCGTGCCGGTGGTCTGCGCAATCAGAAGCGGATCATGTACACCGGCAAGGGCTCTGGCCCCCGGACCTCTGCATCCATGGGCACGATCGGGGTTTCCCCGCGTCAGGTGGCGCGTGTGCGTGCCAAGTCGCAGCAATCTGCAGCATCGGCGCCTGCGCCCAAAGCCAAGAAGCGTGGAATCAACCTTGGCTCCCGTCGCCCTGGAACCTCCGCCCCTGAGGGGACCATTGCCAAGGGACGTGTTGCCCGGCTGTACGGTTCGCGGCAGATGAATGGCCCTGGGTATGCCAGTAAGGCGACCCCAGCCCCTGCCCCCAAGGCGAAAGCTGGGCCCAAGACTGCCGCAGGCCGCGCTAGTGCCAACCTGAAACGTGCCGACAAGGCCCGTCGTGCCAACCCCTACGACAAGAAGGCCGCCAACTCCTTGATTACGGCTCAGGCTGCCAAGGACTACTACAAGACCATGGGCGGTGGTCGCAAGGGTGCTGCCAAGCCGAAGCGCAAGGGCAAGAAGTGATGGCCGCCTATCAGGACAGCATCGTGGCCGTAGGCAGGCTCCTGCAGCCCAAGGCCGGCGAACCCCAGCGGCGCGAGCTGCTCAAGGTCCGCCCTGATGGCACCGTGAAGCGCATCCAGAAGCCATGACCGTCACCGTCACCGCCACAGCAGGCTCTGCCTCTGCCAACTCCTACCTCACGGTTGCAGGCGGTGACACCATCGCCAACCTGCAGCTCGGCACCTTGGCGTGGTCGTCTGCCACCACGGACGACAAGGGCAGAGCCGTCATTAGTGCCACCCGGTATCTCGACGAGCTGGAGTGGATCGGGGACCGGGCATCCTCCACGCAGGCCCTCGGCTGGCCCCGCAGCGGCATCACTTTGGACGGTGTGGCGCTGAGCAGCACCACCATCCCCGAACAGGTGGAGCAGGCCACCTTTGATCTGGCCAATGCGCTGCTGGCAACCCCCACCCTGCTCAGCGGCAGCAACACGGCACTGGGGGAGCTGATCCCTGGCATCCCCAACAGCAGCCTGCAGTCAGCCAGCGTGGACGTTGTGTCCGTCACCTTCCGCCAGGGCGGGGCGCCCACCGTGCTGAACTGCCTCACCGTCGTCCCCTCGCTGGTGGGAACGCTCGGTGTATTGACCACTTCGGTTCCCAAAGGCGCATCCGGTAGCATCAGGGTGTTCCGTGGCTGATGGGCCATGGCCCGCAAGAACCGCGACCAACTCACGCTCCTGACGGGCCTTGGCTTTGAGGAGGATCAGTGGCGGGAACGTGACCACCTAGAGCGGCCCTTCACAAGGGAGGAACGGCGGGCCTTTGGGAAGCTCTACGCGGCCAACATCGGGCTGGCCTGGAAGTTCACGGCGAAGATGAGCAGGAAGTTTCCAGTCCTAGAGAGGGATGTGATCAGCTCCCTTGTGGACGTGGCCTTCCTGCGCACCTTTCGCAGCTACGACCCCACCAAGCTGAACCCTGCCAACGGCGAGCCGTACAAGCTCAGCACCCTCCTAGGCCGCTTTGTGGAGGGCGAGATCATGCACTACCTCCGGGACCACGGCTTCCAGATCGCAGCGCCCCCCGTCGTGCGCGAGCGGGGCAGCAAGGCACGCAAGCTGGCAGCCGCAGGGATGACACCGCAGCAGGTTGCTGAGGCCCTCGGCTGCAGCCTGCAGGAGCTACAGGAATCCTTGCTGGCCACCTCTGGCATTGGGCACGACGTTCAGGACTGGGAGCTGCACTGCGATCAGCGGCCGTCGCCCA